GTCTTTAACTCCCATCTCTTTCATTGCACCATTGACGTTGCGGAGCTTAACCACAACACCAATGCTTCCAACTTCAGCTTCAGGGTTTACAATAATTTCATGCGCTGCTGCAGTGAGCCCATATGTGGCAGATGCTGCTAGGCCATCTACATAAGCAATCAGGTTGATACCAGCTGCATCAGCCTTCTTACGAAGCTCTCTGCCAGTCTCCATCATGCCGTAAGCCTCTCCACCCGGCCCATCAACATCCATGACAATAGTTTTAGCACCAGCTTTAGCTAGTGCATCAAACTCTGCAGAGATTCCTTGATAGCTGGCGTTAGCCTCACCACACATTGCTTCATATTCAACGTAGGTCAGAGGGCCATGTACTGAAAGCACACCAACCTTCGACTCCTCGTTGTACTGCAGCTCTCGCTCTTTATCTTTCTTGTCAACAGACTTATCTGCGACCTTCGCTTCTGGATTAGATTGTGCAGCAATAACACTTTCAACCCACTTGAAAGACTGTTGGTCAATTAGGTGTGGCGTGTTATAGAGCCTGCTGCTCATCTCAATTAGCTTGTTTGGCATTACGACTCCTTGTTTGCTGTGGCTTGTTGTAAATACAAGGACTTTCCACTTAAAACACGATACAGATGCGTCCGACTAATACTATATTTTTCTAATAGTATTTTTACAGGCATACCGGAGTTTTTATCCGTTTTAAGACTCTCTATAACTTCAGAGTTTAGGCGAAAGACTTCCCGCTTAACAAAATTACAGGTAATTCCTGAAAAGAGTTTAACATCCCCTGCTAATATACTGCCTACGGTTGTTTTTCCAATGTTGTATTTCTTGGAAAGGGCCTCTTGCGTATATCGGCCTGTCTCATAGTCTGTGACCAAACTGGATGCCTGCTCTCTTGAGAGCTTGGCCACCTTTTTTGCAGACTTAGCTCTGCAAGCTTTTGAATGCAAAACAGCAGGCGTGTCCCAGTGACTCTTACAATTGTTACTAAGAACCCCACCATCGTGGTAACGCCCATAGTGTTTAATAAGAAACTCTTCACACCTATAGGCATCCACCTCATTATCAAAGTAAGAGAGAATCTCCCGCTTAATATTAGAAACGCCGTATTTCTGAATCACATTGTTTTTATGGGTGTTTCTAGTTAAGTCTCTCGCCTTGAAGTGATGGTTAATCCTGTAGCCCCTCCCCTTTCCAATATAGAAGGGGGTTCCATCTGGCTTGCACAAAGCGTAAACATAGAACTGCTGCATATTAGTAGGAGTCACCCAAGGTGCTCTATCAGCTCTCTTTGTTTGCTGCATTCGCATCCTCTTTTGTTGGGTTTGTACCTGTCCCTTCAAATGGTGTAGCACCACCGTCACCAGAGCGACTACGATTATTTGGTAGCTCATCATCAGCCACCCTTTTATCTACGTCTTTCTCATCCACACCAAGCTTCTTACGAATCAAGTTGGCCACTGGTCTGTCAAACTCAACAGCATTCACAGAGAAGATACGCTGCACTGCTTTGCTGAACTCGTCTAGGTCTTCTTCATCAAGGTCATCGAATACGAAGGTAGGTAGACGCTCATCTGCCCATTTGTTAAGAGCAAAGAGTTGCGGGATAAGGTCGGTATTAAGGACTGTCTGGATTTCCATAAGGCGATGTTCAATTGCCATTGCCAGAATGTTTGTCTTAGCCCCAGCTAGCGAGAAACTTCCAACCTTTTCCTGACCCATCTTTAGAAGGTCAGCGTAGAAGGCCATTAGCATCTTGTTGTCATAACGCTGGATGATAGAGCCAACATCGTAGCCCTTAGTCCCCATGACAGACATGAGCTCAAACTTGAACAGAGGCTGCTTGCTGTCTGGGTCATATGCCATCGGCATCACCATACCAGTCTGCTCATTCATGTGCAGGTTGGTAACAGCTCGCTTGTAGTAATCGTAGATTGCCTTCTGCTCTACACTAGCATCGGGAGACATATAGTGTGGCGGTATGTAAATCACCGGGATGCCCCGCATCTCTCGGCTAACACCAATTGCCTCATGCTCTTCTAGAGCAAGTCGCCACTTCCAGCTTTGGTAGCAGTTTTTAAGAAGGCTTACACCTTCAGGATTATCTCGTTTGACATTAGAGCGGAAGAGCAAGAACTTAGGACGGTCAATTGTTACCTTAGTATCTTTCAACGTAGTGAAACGATAGAGGTCATCCGAAAACGTAACGTCTTGTTCAAGCCCTACAAGATTTCTACCAGTGCTATCGAATATCCACTTACTGATGGTGTCTTGACTGCGGATTGGTAATTTACGAAGACCAATGAGCCCATCGTTATACTTACTGCCTGTTCTCTTCAGTCTTTGCCGATACACCTTCTCATGGACAGAGAATCCAAAAGTGTACATGCTTGTAGCTTCTTTGATGAACTCAAACCAGCTATGCTCCATATCCTCAAGACATGAATTAACAAAGTCAGCTTTGGCTTGCTCCGCAGGTGTTGGGTCTTTAGGAGGAACACACCGCCAACCAACACGAGCTACCATCATCTCGTACAGGCCAAGGGCAGAAGACAGTGTTGTGTCCATCGCCATTTTCTTGTACGTCTTAATGCTTTCAGGGAAGCGAAGCTCTTGCTTGCTTTCCTCAAGAATCTGCCCGTTGGAAACATGCAGTCCTGTATAACCGACCTCAGACAAGCGTAGGCGCGGAGCACTTACGTCATCAGCTTCAATTTCGGCCATGCGTGAACCTCCTTACGGGGTATTGAAAGGGTTACTTTGTTTCATATCTGGAAGTGAGAAGTTCGGAATTGATAGTCCAGTTGCTAGAGCCATAAAGGCATCAGAAGTAGCATCACACCAGTCATCATGGCCTTTGCGGCCACCATCAAACTTTTCTAATTCCCCATAGTACGGATTGTTATCAGAGAATGTTTTGTTCTCAAGATCATCTGTGCAGCCTTTAACAATGTCCACAAGGCCATGCTCTGCCACAGAAGCAAAAGGTCTAAATCTATCAACCTTGCTCTTATTAGAGGGTCTTGCACGAGCGTAGAAGCCATTGCTGGCAATCTCACTCACCATCATTGTTGCTGCAGCTTTAGCAGCACTGTTAGGGTCAGATGGGATGCTTATGTCAACCCCTGTACCGTCATCTGCAGCGATAGCTAGAATCTTTTGCAAGACCTCACCAGCACGAGCTCTGAACCGTACAGTGTCTAGAATTACATAACGACCAGACTTTGTTTTCCCCATCTTTACTCCAGCGGAGTAGTCAGGGTCTGGATTCTGGTCTGACTTCAAGCTACCAGCCAAATCCCATGCGCGAACAATTTTAACAAACTCTGTTGTATCAGGAATGTGTGGGATTTCTGCCACCCACTCCCTTTTAAAGAAGCCACTACCTTCTGGTCTAGCTTCCCAGCTACCATAAAGGAGACGTTCTTTCTCAACACGGCCAAGACCTTCAAGGAAAGCGATGTAGCTAGGCTGAATGTATGGGTTATCGTAAACAGACGCACTGATGTACTGAAATGACAGTGGTGTGCTTTTTGGAAATTGTCTTAGAAGCTCTTCTTTTGTATCGCCCCAGATCATTGTGTCGTCTGAACGAACAAACCAACGAACCTTACCTTGCTTTGCTGTGTCTGGACGACCAAAGAACTCATGACCCTGTGGGTACAAATACCAGTCAACCCATTTTCTAACAAAGCTGTCAGGGTCGGGGTTCATCGCAGCCCTAGCGCATGGCTTCATCTTAGCTTTTGTACGCAAGCGAGAAAGCAGGTACAAGAACTGCTCTTCTTCAAACTGGCAAAGCTCATCAAAGAATACGCTAGAAATCTGGCTACCTTGGAAGTTGTCTTTATCCTCTACATGCTCAAAGTGGGAAAATGCCACTTCAGCCCCAGAAGAGAAGACCACTTTTAGGTCTTTAATTTTAATCTGACACTCTGGGTCAACAGAGCGATAAATATCTTTTGCCTCATCCCAGATTGCTCCGGGCTTCATCAGCATTGGTGTTGTTCTACGAAGAATCAACCCACGATAGTAGGGGTCATCTGCGAACTTCAGGTGGTGCATTAAAGCAGAGAAAGTCTTACCCCCACCAGCCTGTCCCCCATAAAAACAAATATCAGCCTCACTATTAATAAACATCTCTTGAGGGATAGATGCAGGAGACAGGACAAGTTCTGAAGCCACAAAGCCTCCTTTCTAATCTAAAGTTGTTATAAAAACGTATGGTGCCTTCTCTCTTCTGAAAGGAACTGTATTAGCATCAAAACACCATCCAGTATTTGTGCAAGTCAAAGCGTGTGGCCATGCGTTGTTCGTGGGTCATGCTTAGTCCTTGCAGTACATGCTGTTATATTTATCAGAGTCGTGCCGCCAGCCGAGGCAGTGGGCAACCTCATGCGTCACGCAAGCAGGGTATACCGATGGCCGAACGATGACGGTGCACGGCTCGCCCGGATAGGCTACGGCAAGTGCGCCATCAGGTACTCCAGAGTCCTGCACGGAGAAGCGTATCGTCACTGCATCACGGT